CCTCAGTGCGGCCAGTGTGGCGCGATGTATCACTTGAGCAGTGTGTCTCCACACGAACTGTGGAGCGCCGGTTGCATGTGCTCGTTCACTGGAGATCAGTCATGAAAATCGAACTCGATTGGATTGAACTCGTCATCTTCGTCTTGATCCTACTGTTTGCAGGCTACGGAACGGGCGTAGTCGTAGAACATACACACTGTCAACAGGAGAAGATGGCTCTCATCGAGGAATATACCCCTGACTGTGGCATTGTCCTCTTCAACAATACACCTGGAAAGCCATGAACCATCCACTAATTTAAGGAAACACGATGAGCGACGCGGCAGCAAAGCTCCCTGACTGGCTCCAGAAATACGTCGATCGCGGCTTCCGTCTCCTCTTCTATCCCTCGAAGTCGAAGGGTCCTCAGGGTGCAGCCGCGAAGGCATGGGAGAAACGCGTCTATCTCCCTGACGAATACAAGAACGGCGACAACGTTGGCGTGATGCTCGGGCACGAAATACAGCCCGGGAAGTTCTTGGTCGACGTCGATCTCGACTGGACCGACGGCCTAGTGCTGGTCAAGCGCACCCTGCCACCTACGCAGTTCGGCTTCGGCCGTGCCTCCCGCGTGTTATCACATGCGTTCTACACCACATCAGCGCCCATCTACAGTCGTAAGTTCGACGACCTCGAGGGGAAAGGTCTAGTCGAAATCCGTGGCGTCGTCAAGGACGGCACCCTTGGCCACCAGACCATGATCCCACCGTCTATCCATCCGTCCGGCGAGGACGTGGTGTTGAAGATGGATGGTGACATAGGCCACGCGGATGACATCGAGCGCCGCGTTACCGTCTACGCGATTTCCTGCCTGTTCTTCCAACACCTCGGTGACCGTGGCTTGCTTCACGATGTGCGCCTTGCGATGGCTGGCTTCCTACTGAAGTGTGGTCTGAGCGAAGACGAGTGTATCACTATCGGTGAGGCTGTAGCGGGTGCCACTGGTAACACCGTCGCCGATGTTGAAGTGACCGTGCGTAGCACGAGCGCTCGCCTGAAACAAGGCGAGCCCGTGGCAGGCAAGACGGCACTGGCGAAGGCTATTGGCGAAAAGGGAAAAGCATTCATCGGTCGCATCAAGGAATGGCTCGGCGTCCGGGACTTTCGCACCAATGACAAGGGTGTCATCATTGCGAATAATGAAGAGAACATCAAGCGTGCTATTGAGCAGCTCGGCGTCGGTATTGTCTACGATGAGTTCGCGCAGCGTGCCACGGTGCAATACAACGGCTTCAATGGCCCGCTCCAGGATTACATGCGTAATCGTGTGTTCCTAGATATCGACAAGCACTACCACTTCAAGCCGTCCGCTGAGTTCTTTGATATGATCGTGCTGGACGTGGCGCATCACAACAAGATCCATCCAGTGCGCGAGTATCTTTCTTCGTTGAAGTGGGACGGCACTGCACGTGTCGACGACTTCCTCATTCGAGCAGCCGGTGCCGCTGACACCGAGTATGTCCGCGCCGTGACGCGCATTATGCTCGTTGGTGGCGTGCGACGCGTGCGGAAGCCGGGGTGTAAGCTCGACGAAATCGTCGTGCTCGAAGGCGAGCAAGGTCGAGGGAAGTCTAGTGCACTGCGCGCGCTCTGCCCTAATGAGGATTGGTTCAGTGACGAATTCCCGCTGGATGTGGACTCGAAGGAAGTCATCGAACAGACTAGTGGGAAGTGGATCATCGAGGCTGCTGAACTCGTTGGTGTGCGAAAGGGTCAAGTGGAACACATCAAGAAGCTCATCTCGAAGCAAGTCGACGGTCCCGTGCGGATGGCCTATGCACGGCTCCCGGTCGAGATGCCACGACAGTTTATCGTGGTAGGCACGACGAACAGTAGTCAGTATCTGCAAGACGATACAGGTAATCGCAGGTTCTGGCCTGTGAAGACAGAATCGTTTGACTTAGATTACATCAGTGACATGCGGGACCAGGTGTGGGCTGAAGCTGCACATCTCGAGGCGCAGGGCGAAAGCATCCGCCTCAGAAAAGAACTCTACGCGATGGCTGCGTTACAGCAAGAACGACGTCGTATCGAGGATCCCTGGGAAGAAACGTTCATACTGATGTTCCCGAAGAACGAGAAGCACCGTGTGCCTCCCGAAACACTGTGGGAAGCACTGCACATACCGAAGGATAAACTAGACGAGAAGGCGCAGCATCGTGTCGTGAAGATCATGCAGCGACTTGGGTTTCGACGGATGGCAGTGCGTGATTCGGAGAATAAGGTTGTCAAGGGATGGGCGCGCGATATCATGGAAGGCAATTTGGAGCTCGACTACGACAAATGAAGAGGTCTTTTGATCCAGTTACACCCCGTAACCGGTGCCGTAACAGGGTGCGGTTACAGCCTTGGTTACAGTCGGGCTATACAGGTCAACAAGTTAGATGCTGTAACCGTCGTAACCGGTGTAACGGGCATCCCCTTATAGGGTAGATTACATATTCGAGCAGTAAGTGGTATTACCACTACCCTCTATTTTATTACCTTATAAAGAGATGGTTACAATGGTTACAACAGTTACAGAGGCATAAACACTGGATTTTTGTCGGTTACTTCTCGAGTTACATCAACGTTACCAATGAGTTTTCGTCGATGCCCGGTGCAACCCGCATGCACCGCTTGCATTGCGTTCCAGCCTGTGCTATACAGGCTGCGGTCCACTATGAGCTCCAACCGGCGAGGGTTTTTAGGCACTTTGATCGCAGCCGTTACGGCACCTGCCATAACGAAGGCTGCGAGCATTGCGTCGCCTGGAGTAACGAACTTCAAACCGCCGGTGCCTCCCTCGAATGTGCTCATCAACGAGCCTGGAATGCCGTGGCTCGCGTCTGGTGTCGTGTCTACGTCGTGCTTGTGCCTTGAGCGTTCAGGTATCATCGCCAAGGTAGATGACGAAATTCGATGCAAAGATTGTGGGCTGCCGATCAACTTCGAGATGGATGCACGTGTGAATTGGAGAACCTTCTACCGTGGTCATTTCGATGAGACTGAATGAGTGGAACGCAATGATGGAAGCACAGGCCGCGATGCTTGCTGCGATGCCAGAGGCTACGAAGCTTCGAGTGTTCGCCGAGCGTGACCGTGATGCCATGCGCCACCACGTCACCTTCGTGATGTCCATGGGGAATATGATTGGCTGACATGCACCGCACAGTCTTCGACGATATCGAGCTGCCCAACGGCAAGACTCGGTCGTATACTGTGACGGAGATTCGTAAGCGTGCACGACAGATGGCACCGCATGCGTTTCGCTGCCTGGAGCGCAATCTGTATTCATCGGATGACAAGGTGCAGGTTGCTGCGGCTACGGCCATTCTCGATCGTGCAGGGTTCGGTCCGCAGTCCAAGATTACCGTTGAGGATGAACGCGACAACCTCACGGAGCTCACACCTCAACAGCTTGCTGCACGGGCTCGTCAGCTCGCCGAGCAGATTGAGGCCAACAACGCCATTTCCCTCGATGGTCCGTTCAACGAGGACGTCGAGGAAGGACAGGTGCACTAACGCGTAAAAGTTTGGACCCCGTCTGAATCTACGACTGGCGAAAGCCTTGTAAACGCCAAGCGACGGTAAAGGGAGGGTGGCGATCACAACACTTCCCGGGCCAAATGTCTAGATGGTCCTAGTGCAGTTCGTCTGCTGAATAAGGCGCAAGCCGATGGGCCATCTACGACACATATCAACCGAGAATGAATGAGGCTCCGACGAATGCACCGCATTGCCGACCTCGATTGCCACTGCCGTTGAAGATCCCGTAGCCGAACTCGCGCGTATCAACGCCGAGTTCGCGCGCCGGAGGTATCGGCAGCGACCTGAGCAGTGGGTGCAGCAACGACTCGGAGAAACCATCTGGTCAGGACAGCAACGAGTTCTTCATTCCCTTGCTACTAAACGGCGCACGGCCGTCAAATCCTGCCACGAAATTGGTAAGTCCTTCATTGCAGCTCGTGCAATCGGCTGGTGGATTGACACATTGCCTCTGGGCGAGGCTTTTGTAGTCACTTCAGCCCCTACTGCTCCTCAGGTTGAAGCGATCTTGTGGCGCGAGTTTGGCCGCGTCCACGCGAAGGGCAACCTGCCCGGTCGCTTGAATCAAACCGAATGGTGGTATACACCGGGTGCAGGTAAGGACGAGCTCATCGCGTTCGGCCGCAAACCGGCAGACACAGACCCTACCGCTTTTCAGGGCATCCATGCCCCATATGTCCTCTTCCTGTTGGACGAGGCATGCGGTATCCCTGCTGCACTCTGGGAAGCGGCCGATTCTCTCATCGCGAACGATAACTCCAAAGCACTGGTCATCGGCAACCCTGACGATCCTCTATCCCATTTCGCTACGGTTTGCAAACCGGGCAGTGGATGGAATGTGGTCGAGATCGGTGCCTTTGACACACCGAACTTCACTGGCGAGTTCATGCCGAAGTTCGTGTTAGATCAATTGATTGGTCGCACTTACGTCGAAGAGAAACGTGCACAGTGGGCGCCGAACTGGTATTGGGTAGACGCCGGCGGCAATCCCTCGGATTTTGAGCACGGGGTGCAGTGCGTGTGCCCTGAAGGCGAGGATCCGCAGGACACCGATCCCTATTGGCAGTCCAAGGTCCTTGGAAAATTTCCTTCAACGAGTGGAGTCAATGCCCTATTTCCTGAAGCATGGATTCAGCAGGCACAGGCTCGTAGCCTCCAGCCCCTCGGTGACAACGAATTGGGCGTCGATGTTGGAGGCGGAGGCGATAGCTCGTGTGGTGCACATCGCCGAGGCCCGGTCGTTCGTATACGATGGGAGGATCACAATCCTGATACCATGGAAACCTGTGGCAACGCTGTCACACATCGTCAAGAGACCGGTGCTACGCTTGTCAAGGTCGATTCTATCGGCATTGGTCGTGGAGTGGCGGATCGTGGCAAAGAGCTTGGCGAGCCTTTTGTGGCTGTGAATGTCGGCGAGGCAGTCGAAGGCTTCGACACCGAGGGTAAGCCACTCAGCGACTACTACATCAACAAACGTGCTTTCTACTATTGGGGTCTACGCGAGCGCTTCGAGCAGGGCAACATCGACATCGACAAACGCGATGTGCAACTCGCAAAAGAACTCGCGAACATCCGCTACAAGCGGACGTCCAGCGGTAAGATCCAGATCGAGTCGAAGGACGACATGAAGAAGCGCAAGCTGCCATCTCCGAACAGGATGGAGGCAGTGATGCTTTCGTTTGCACCGGCCGATGAGGTCGACAACTCGGTGGCATGGTAATGGACTCACAAGCCACACTCGCCGTGCTATCGGAGCTCGTGAGCCGTGCTCGTCTTGCCGAGCAGGCAGGTATCACATTCGGCGGCGACCGCAACACGTATCAGGCTCTCGGCTACAAGCGGGAGCTTCAGGCGCAGGACTATCGCGCTCGATATGAGCGTGGTGACATCAGCGCACGCATCATTGAGGCCTATCCTTCGGCAACGTGGCGCGGTGTAGGTGGTGAGCTGATCGAGGATGAGAATCCCGATGTAGTGACTGGCTTCGAAGAAGCATGGTTCGATCTTGCACGTCGCCTCAATGTGTGGTCCGTGTTCAAGCGAGCGGACATTCTGGCTGGCCTTGGTCGCTATGCCGTGGTCCTCATTGGTGCACCGGGCGAACTCGATCAGGAGATTACTACCGTTACACCAGACCAGATCTTTTACCTTCAGGCTTTCAGCGAAGAGGATGCTGAAATCAAGGAGTTTGACAAGGACGCCACGTCGACGCGATTTGGACAGCCCACGCTATACGGATTAAAGCGAATCTCGCCGGATCCTGCCATCATCACGCGCAACGTGCACTGGACGCGTATCGTCCATGTTGCGGACGGCACGCTGAGTGACTTGGTGTATGGCACCCCGCGCTTGAAGCGTGTGTGGAATCGGCTTGATGATCTCGACAAGCTCGTGGGCAGTGGCAGCGAAGCGTTCTGGATTCGTGCACATCAAGGCCTCCAGTTTGACATCGACAAGGACTTGAAGCCGAACCCCGAAGAGAAGGCCGCGATGTCCGCGGAAATCGACGAATACATCAACAACATTCGGCGAGTAATCCGCACTCGTGGTGTAACCGTCAATCCTCTTGGTTCCGATGTAGCGGATTTCGCTACGAACGTGGCTAGTGTCATCAGCCTCATCTCCTCAGCTACCGGCATCCCGCAGCGGATCCTGATGGGCAGCGAACGCGGTGAGCTTGCGTCCACGCAGGACAGGGAAAACTGGACAGAGCGTGTGCAGGATCGCCGCGATGAATTCGCAGGGCCGATGGTGGTGCGTCAGTTCGTGGACAGGCTCATCAATCTTGGTGCTCTGCCGAAGCCGGTGGAATACGACGTGCGGTGGCCGGAAGTCAACGACATGACTGACGAACAGCGTGTCGATGTGGCTGTGAAGTATGCCAGCATCAACTCACAGGCAGGCGAGACCGTGGTCACGGCCAATGAAATTCGCGACCGTGCACTCAACATGGAACCGCTTGACCCGAGCGAAATCGAAGATGAGAATGACGACGAGGTCATTGTGGAGGATGACGAGCCGGAAGCTCGCGCTGCCTCCTCGAAGCGCAAGCCGGCGAAGCTTTTCTTCATGCTGAAGCGCAAGCAACGTGCCTTGATGGCACCGGGCAAGCGACGTGTGGCATGACCGTCACGGACGCGGCTGATCGATATCTCGGCCGTTTTCAAGGGATTATCAGTCGAGCAACACGCACAGGACAGAAGGCAATGGGTATCGGCAGGCTGACAAAAGCACTTCGAACACGTGATCGCGCCGGTGTTGAGCGCGAGACGGTCACCGGTATGCGAGCTTTTGAAGCTGAGCTCACGGCCAATCTGCCGAAAGCAGTGTTCAACACGCTCGTTGCCGGTGGGAATGCGACTGCCAGCACTTTCAAGGGTAAGCGTGCTGTCACGGTGAGTAGAGCTGTGCGCCGCAACCCTACGATTCGCTTCGACAGAACGAACCAGAGCGCTGTGGCATGGGCTGAACGTCATGCCGCTGAGCTCGTGACAGACATTACGAAGGAAACGCGCATCGCTTTGCGCAACATAGTGACGCGGGCCTTCATCGAACAGATGCCGCCTCGTATGGCTGCAAGGCAGATTGTGAGGACTATCGGGCTCACCGAACGTGGTGAGGAAGCCGTGGCCAATCTGCGCGCGACGTTGATGTCATCACCGGGCAAACGGGTGATGGCAGGAAAGATTGCCATCCGGGTGCCTGCCAAGGGCATCGGACGTGCACAATTGGACCGTGCGCTCACTGCCTATGCTGAGCGCTTGACGAAACAACGTGCCTTGTTGATTGCTCGCACCGAAACCATCGCGGCGAGCAACGAGGGTCAGCGTCAATTGTGGCAGCAAGCGGTCCAAAACGGTCAGCTTCCACGCAGTGCTGAACGAGTGTGGATCGCAACAGGCGACAAGCGCACCTGTCCTATCTGTTCGCGTCTTGATGGTGAAATGGCGCCGTTGAACGGGTTGTTCGCCGGTGCTTACGATGGACCTCCTGCGCATCCGGGTTGCCGGTGCAGTCAGGGTATCGCATGATGACTTGGGATTTCTGGCGCACAGTGCTCGCAGTCGCGTTCGGTATCCTGCTTGCAGGGCTCATTACACGATTGCTGCATCTACTCTAATGCCTGCCACGCAGACCACTCGTCGTCTCATCTTGGCTGCTCGTCCTGCGGGTGCCGTCGAGATGAAGGTGTTTCAGGGCCGCGATCACCTCGTGGTGCCTGTCGTGATGATGGTCGAAGGTGTGGTGCACGCAGTGAACTCGCCGAGGCCAGAGCTGGCCCTCGCCGAGGAGTTCGGTCGCATGCCGAAGGCATGGGATGGACGCCCTGTGGTGGGAGGGCACCCCACACGACATGGTGAGCACATCTCTGCGAACGATCCTGTCACCCTTGAACAGAATGCGTTCGGTGTGCTGTTCAATACCAAGCTCAAGGGTGACCGGTTGTTCAGCGAAGCGTGGATTGATCCCTCGAAGGCCGTGGCCAGTGGTTTCATTGGCGAAAGCGCCATCGAGCGCATCCACAGTGGTGAAGAGATTCTCGAAGTTTCTGTAGGTGTGTTCTGTGTTTCTGAAGACGCAGAAGGCATCTTCGCTGGCAAGAAGTTCAAGGGTATCTGGCGTGATATTCTGCCAGACCATCTCGCTATCTTGGCACCCGGCGATCGTGGTGCGTGCAGTGTGGACATGGGGTGTGGCGCTATGCGCTCCGCTATTCACTTTGTGACCGCACAGGGTATCGAGTTACAGAGGACAATGATTATGACGAAACCTGTCGGCAAGGCTGGTCGACTATTGGAGCGCGTGGGCGCGTTCCTCAAGTCTTTCAAGGACGAGGTTGTCGACGCAGCGGATGTGAGCGACCGCGAGGTCTTCAATCTGCTGGACACTGCACTACGTGCGGTGGAACCGGGCTACCTTGGCGTTGACGAGGTGTTTTCCGCGGATGGCTTCGTGGTGTATGCCGTGATGCCTGCGGATCGATTCATGCTGCTTCGCCGCTCGTTCACTGTGGGCGAGGACGGCAGCGTGGCACTCGGCGATGACGCCGAGGAAGTGCAGCGTGTTCAATCTATCGAGCCCGTTACGGTTGCGTCAGCCGTAACTCCCAAACCGTCATGCGGGTGTGACGGTCATCCTTCACCAACGACCGCTGTCCCCGCAACAGCCGGAGAACCTATCATGAACAAGACCGAACGCATTGCCGCTCTGGTCGCCTCCAAGAAGCTCGGTCCCGCGATGACGGCCAAGGTTCTCGAGGCGATGCCCGACGATCAGATTGCTGCCATCGAAGCATCCGTGCAGGCCACTCCCGAGCCCGAGGCACCGGCTCCCGCGCCGACGCCGGCTCCGGTGGTGTCCGCGGCTGCTCCGCCGGTCGTCGCGCCGACGGCTCCGGTGGTCGCTGGTGCGTCGCCGGCGACGGCCGAGGCCTATATCTCGGCTGCTCCTGCCGACATGCAGGATGCGCTCCGGGAAGGCCTCCGTATGGCCACCGAAAAGCGCAACGGTGTGATCGCCAGCCTGAAGGCGTCGGGTCGCTGCGACTACAGCGAGGCCGAGCTCGCGGCCATGTCGACGCATGGTCTCGAGCGACTGGCCAAGCTCGCGGCTGTTCCACCGCCAGTGCAGGCTCCCGTCGATTTCGCTGGCATCGGCATGCCGCGATTCAATGGCAGCAACGACACGATCGATCCGCCGCCGAGCCTGATCGACAACATCCGCGCCGCTGCGGCCCGGAAGTAGCAGCAACCACGTTCCTGGCTGCCCGTCGTTGGGCAGCTTGAAACACATCTCGGACAGTAGGAGAACATCATGAATCAGCGCCTCATCAAGCTGCTCGGCGAGCCGGTCCAGAACGAGGATCACGCGGCTGCCGAGGAGATCTTCCCCGGTCACCTCATCTCTCGGAACTCGAGCGCTCAGGTGATCAAGCACGCGACTGGCGGTGGGAACACCGCACCCATGTTCGCACTCGAACGCGAAGAGATGGGACAGGGCGTCGGTGCTGGCGTCGCGGCTGATGCCGCGAACTATCAGATCGGCGACTACGTCAAGGCCGGAACGTTTCACACCGGTTGCGTCGTGCGCGTATGGCTGGCGTCGGGCCAGAACATCAACATCGGCGACAAGCTGGAGTCCGCTGGCAACGGCACCCTCCGCGTCCTGGCGTCGGGCACTGCGCTCGGCACCTGCCTCGAGGACACGGGTGCGCTCACGGAGCTCACCGGCGTCGCGATGGAAGTCCTGTAGGCCAGCAACGTCGCTGACCATCGACATCAACGCAAGCACATCCCGGAAACAGGGAGAATCACATGCAGCACAATCCTCACTCGCCGGCCACGGTCGATTCGCCGGCGGCATTCTTCAACTTCTCGTCGGGCTCAGGCCGTTGGGCTGCGGAGCGCTTCGTCGCGGCAACGCGAGCGGGGATGGGCATCAAGGCGCTCAGTCCCAGTGTGCTTCGCACGGCGGAGGTGCTCACGCGCGACGAGTGGAAGGTGTTCGACACCGAGCTTGTCGCCGAAGGACAGATTCGGCTCCGTGGCGTTGCCGATCTGGTGGCCGCAGGGCTCGTCAAGCGCATCCCGAACGGGCTCGCGAAGACGGTCCTCGAATACCAGACCATCAGCGACATGGATCCGGCGATCGTCTCGCTCGACGGCGTGACGCGGTCGTTCAACGACCGGATCGAGTTCGGTTCGGCGGGAATCCCCCTGCCGATCACTCACAAGGACTTCTACATCAATCTCCGCACGCTTCTCGCGTCGCGGACGTCGGGTGAAGCCCTGGACACCACGTATGTTCGCGTCGCCGGCCGGAAGATCGCCGAAACGACGGAGAACATGCTGTTCAACGGAGGCAAGACGTTCGGCAGCCTGCCCATCTACGGTTACACCACGCATCCCAACCGGAACCTCATGTCATTCGGTTCGGGCGGCGACTGGGGACAGGCCGCGAAGACCGGTGCGCAGATCGTCACTGACGTGTCGGGTGCCGTCGCGCTTCTGGAAGGGGACCGGATGTATGGTCCCTACATGATCTACACCGGCAGCGACGCATCGCTGAAACTCCAGGAGGACTACAAAGCGGAGGGTGACGCCACCATTCGCGAGCGCATCCTACAGTTGGACAACGTGCAAGGCATTCGCGTCGCCGATCAGCTCGCCGACGGCGAAGTCGTGGTGGTCCAGATGACACCCGACGTGGTCCAGATGGTGGAAGGCGAACCGCTTCAGACCGTTCAGTGGGACGTTCACGGCGGATTCCAGATCAACTTCAAGGCGATGACCATCATGGTCCCGCTCATTCGGTCGGACCCGGAAGGCCGCTCGGGCATCGTGCACATCAGCTAGTCGGCGAACAACCGGCAGGGAACCGGGTGCATATCCCGGTTCCTTCTTACATGAAAGAGAGAATCAGCATGGCAGAAAAGACCGTTCGGCGCGTTCTCAAGGCAGGGCGCAAACTCGTGGCGAATGGCCATGAATACAAAGGCGGCGACACCGTCGACGTCACCGAAAAGCAGCTCAAGGCATGGGCCGACGCATTCGAGTCGATTGGTGCGCCACCGCAGCCCGAGCCGGTGTCCACACAGGCGGGACGCAGCGGAAATGTTCCGTCGACTCCGGCTGCACCCGGCGAATCAAACAGCAAGTAGCACTCTACGAGTAGATACCGATGGCCATCAACGCGACACCCGGTGCGGCCAATGCAGATGCTTATGCCACTTTGGCAGAGGCTGACGCATACATTGACACCATCCTAAACGCGGGAGCGTGGGCGACTGCTGTTGATGCTGACCAGGAACGTGCCTTGAAGATGGCTCGGCGTCTACTCGACTCTTACTACACTTGGCTCGGCACCCGCACGTATGAAGTGCAGGCTCTGGATTTCCCTCGACTTGGCCTCACGCGGGACAATAGCTGGCCAGTTGATAGCACTACTATCCCGCATGAAATTCGGGATGCCAGCATTCAATTCGGTCTGTGGCTACTGGAGAACAATCCCAACGAAGAGAATGAAGTCGCGGCGCAGGGTATCACCGAGATCAAGGTCTCGACCATTCAGCTCAAATTCAAGGACGTAATTGCGTCCCGCACCATTCCGGACTTCATCGATGTGATGATCCCGAAGGAATGGTATGAGAATGCGGATGCTGATGCCGAGGCGCTAAAGACTTCCATTTTTGAGGTCGTGTGAGCCTCAACTCCATCATCCGCTCCGGCGTGGCAATCGCCAACAGCGTAACACGTGACCTTCAGGGTGACGTGGTGCATGCTGCCTGGATTGGCCAGGACGGCTTCGGTGCGAACGTCTACGGTCGTCGAGTGAGTGGCGTCGATGTTTACAGCAACAACCCGTTGAGCCCGAATGTGAGCACTTCACGTCCCGCAGTCATCACGCAGAAGCGACGGATGCGGGAGGTCCAAGGACGGATGGTGTTAACCATCGCGCAGATAACGTTCGTAGGACCAATAGCAGATACTGGCACCGTAAACAGCATGGGTGCCGATCGCAAGGAACCGGTAGACCCGCGT